GTTATGTAGTTTGCAGAAGTTTCTTCTGTCTTGTATGCATCCACATCAGAGAATACTTCACTCTCCAATGCTTCCACAAGAAGTTTGAGATTCCTTACTATTAATTTAAGTTTGTCTCTTTCCATAAAAAATGGGAGGTTACCCTCCCATTCTAACAATATTTGATTAGTAAGTCAATCACTTGTTGTAAGTATGACCACGATAGCAGAAGGTGCCATGGGTTTCCCCTTCACCTTGCTTGCACTCATATTGGACACCACGATAGGATGTCATATGAATTTGTGCGTCGTGAAGTGCAGATGCCTTCTCGATTTGCTTCTTGATCAGGTTGAGTGTGTTCATTGTAGGTCTCCTAAAGAAATGAGTTAGTTAAAACCCGTTCCTTCAGTCGTTTGCGTCCCAGTACCAATTACATTCAGGCACAGATTCCTTTACGGTTTCTACCAGCTCTATCACCACTTCTGGTGGTAGTTCTGATTTGTTTTTTGTGATTCTCAGCATAAGAGAATCAGCATCCTGACATGTTATACTTGCATAGAGTAGTAACTCAATCATGGGATGAACGCTCCGTTCCGCGACTTACTTGCGTCCCACAGAAGTGGGATGAACGTAGGTCTATTATAGACCTTGTATACTATATAGTCAAGTAGTTTTGTATAATGTGATACAGTTTACACAAACATCCCTTGATCTTTCATAAAGTTGAGGGTTTCCTTCATACTACCAACATGTCTAAACCCAATATTAATTTGTGGATATTCAGCATCCTTACCAAACTCTGATTCAAATCCTCTTTGAGTAAAGTGTTCATTGAGTTTGTATTCAAGAAACTCACCACCAAGAGACTTCAAAAGAGATGCCATTCTCTCACATTCTTGGCTTCCATTAGAGTAAATTACCGCAGTCATTCTTCCTCCTTGTACTCGATTGAGATTTTTCTGGTGACATTACCACGACTATCTTGAATGATATAACTTTTTAGTTCACCACCCAATTCTTCTGCAATACGATGAAGTCTCCACCAGGGAACACTCTTTTCTCTTTTACCTTCAACCATTTTTGATTGTTTATCATCCCATATGTAGTTATGAAGTTTTCCATCACTACCAATAACTTGATAATCATACTCCATCATCAATCCCTCTGACGCCAATCATCAGGTTTATCTTGTTTGAACCAGTCTACAATTTCATCAGCAGAACCAAACCCCGTTTTGTAATTAGATGGGTCGGGGTCGCCTAGTCCCATCTTATTCATAAAATCATCCATAGTCCCCTCTTGAATATCTTGAGCGGCTTGGCGTCTGGCTTTGTTTAACCAGTCTCTAGCAGTTGTATATGACTTAGCAATTTTTTCTGCCCAAATCATATCTTCAAGATTGACTTCTTCTTTATTTGCAATCTTCTTACAAATAAATTCTAACCTAAGTCGATATTGAGTTGAAAGCATATTAATCGTCCGACAGATAGTGCTCTAGTTGATTGATTCTACTAAACTCCTGATACGCTGCTTCAGAACGCAAGTGGAGAACATCACGAATATCATCTATAATAATACTAGGATTAACACGATCATCAAGGTACTTATCAACCGCTTCTTTAAGGTATCTGTACCTGTGCCATTCCTGTGAGTAAGGTTTGTAGTTCATAGTATATTAAAGATAAAATTTCACTAAGTCAACTAGTGTATTTATTCTATTGCCTCAGAATCAATACCATATTCATCAACTAGTTTATCAATTTTAGTTTGATTGCCCGAAAGTTTTTCAATTTGATATATTGAAGATTTTTTATACTTCTTCAACTTTTTATAACTCTTGATGATATTGCCAATTTCATCTGCATTGATGGTAAATCTAACATTACCATCTTTATCATCAGAAAAACCTCTAAATTCTCCACTCATTTCTTTTTCTTGTCATCAGGTTTTTTATATCCCCACAGTTTGGGGTTTACTGTCCCATATCCAAAACCAATTTTCTGAACTGCACCAGGACCATACTTATCATAGTACATGTCAAATAAATTGACAGTTTTTTTACACCTAGTCAAATCAATATACTCTACACCATCAACAATATACCAGATGAGTCTGGCATCATTGGGAAATGACTTATCATTGGCTGCGTCGAGAGTAGTTTTTTCCAAAAGAATTTGACAACTATAATCTGAGGGATTAATTTGTTGTTTACCTGTGCCAAATTCTGCCATTTGTGTTTCCTGTTCTTGTGCAACTACTGTCATGAACGACCTCCCCATTGGATATCAGGATATGCATCTTTCACATTCTGGTGAGTGATTTTATATTTTGTTTCTAGTGCTCTGTCCTTAATAAGAATAAGAACCTCTGCTTCCAGTGGATGAAGACCACGAAGAAGATTAATAAACATCATCTCTCTGCGGATGTTATTGAGAGAATCATTACCACCCTTTACAAAGTGGTAGAGATTCTGCCACTCACGACGGAGAGAAGTCTTGCCTCGTCCATCCATATCTTGTCCTGTGGCAGACTCACCACCTCTAGCTTCCGCAGCAATGTTTTGTGAGAGAGTTCCAGAATATACTGACTGGTCTTCCGCATCACCGTAAGGAACTTCACCTGGAGGAAGAAGACTAATCACAGTCTCATCAAAATTGAAGATGAAGATACTCTTCAAAGAATCGTGCTCGTATTTTTTCAATACTTCAACTTTCTTTGCAGCAGAACGCTGTTTTGATGCAAGTTCAAGTACCTCATACACAAAAGGATTAGGGGGAAGATCAACAATTTTTGTAGGTGTTTTAGCCTTCGTTGTTGTTGTCTTCTTCTTCGTCGTAGTCATAATCGTTTTCAAATCGTACTGCTAAAATTTCATCGGGAAGAATATTCCCATTTTCATCGAACATCTCTGGGTGTGTAAAGACTGGTTGTGTTTGATAGAAATGCTCTTTTGCAAGCCATCCTACCACACCTCCAACAAAAAAGAACATAATGGAAACCAATGTTCCAATGGTGAGAGTTACTGCTAACATCCTTTTACTCCAGACTTATTTTTTTCTAATGTCCAAATAAAAGTTTAGATGAAATACAATCTCTCGTCGGAAAAGAGAGACCATTTTACCAAACTTTACTTGGAAAGTTTTGGGCTTCTCTGGTAACCTCCTCCTATTCCTTAGTAGCAATTCTACACCTCGATTAATGTTACGAGGTTCTGACTTATTTAGTTCCCTTTCTCCTTCGTCCAGGTTTTCTGTCATCACTATACCTCCGTGCATCATCTAAGAAACTTTCTAAGTAGTTTCTAATTTTTCTTGCCTGCGGTTTTGGAATATGTCCATAACCTTCTCGCAGTTGTTTGTGCTCATCATCAGATCCACCTTTAATATACTCATCAAGATCTAAAAGAAGACTATCAATTTCAGTTACAGTAGTACTGTCAATAAAAGCATCTATTTCAGACTTTTTAACTTTACTACTCTTCAAATAATCATAAAACTTTAAGTTTAATTGTCCTTGAAAAGCATTGTCAATTGCATGTTCAATCAAATCATAGATGTCGATGAGGTTTTGTTCCATTAGACTAATTTTTGTTCTCTTAGATACTTAACTGTTTCAGTACATCCACCAATAAGTTCACCGTCTTTAACAACTCTAGGGAAAGTAGAACCTTGGCCAAACTTCTCATAGAATTCTGTTCGGTCAAAGTCGCGTCCCAATTTGTTAACGACATACTTGAGTTCTGCTAGTTGGAGAACTTGTTCGACTTTGCTGCAATAAGGGCAGCCATCTCTTGTGTAAATCGTGTACATAGTTTTGAAATTTATTTAGGAGTTGAATGTTTTCAAGTCTGAAGGTTGCAGTTTTTGTTGAGTAGGAATCTTTTGTCCACCAACCGCAATAAACTGTTCATCAAACTCTTTTTCTGTCACATCTACCCACCCAACATATTTTTGATTGGGTGGCAGTTGATTGTTGGAAACATCAATAATATCTCCTGGAAGTGGATTAAATGTATAGTAATGTCCATCCCATCGTCTATTTCTTGAGTAGATAAGATTTACTGCATCTTTTTCTTGTCCACAATCAGCAATCTTTTCGCCTCTAGGATTAAAAACAGAATAGTAACCGTTCATTTCTTTTCGTATGGGTGACGTGGTTTAAATTCACCTTCGGGAAAAGGTTGTGATTTAGTCAAGTCTCTACGACTTTGATTCTTGATTACAATGAATGCATCTTTATTGATCTTACGAGTGCCAATAGGAGATTGCCACTTTGCATTGTAGTTTTCACCAACATCAATACCAGACACTTGAGTTCCTGCCATTTCAACAGAAATCTCATCACAATCTTCCCACCCAAATGTTTCAATCAGAGAAGCAACTTGTTCAATTATAGTTGGTTTAGCCATAATCCTTTCTTCTGGTTCTAGATTCCCAAGCATAAAAAAAGAGGGTGATTAACCCTCTCATTATATCAAAATTTTATTCGTCAGTCAAATGATCGGCACAAGTAAGTGTATCACAAGGAGGACACTCTTTCTTAATATGATAAGCATCAATGGCAGCTTCAAGTGCTTCAGTCACATTCTCTTTGAATGAACGATACGGAATGAACATCTCATCATCATCTGTCTTGTAGTCCTGGTGTGTCTCTTTGAACTGACGATCTACATCATACAACATAGATTGTACCATGTCATTGATGACTTCCAAGGTCTTTGGTGTGAGTGTGTGCCACTCATAACCAGGAAAGAGATCATCCTTGACACGATTCAGCAGTGCTCTCTTACAATGCCACTGACTATCAAAGATCTGGGTAAATGCTTCCCAGTCGTGTTGGGATTTGAAATTAGGGATACTCATTTGTTATTCTCCATATCAAAGGCATCAGAAATGTGTCCGAATTCTTCTTTAGTATAATCACCAAAGTTCTTCTCATAATGAGCATTCATCTTAGCCCATTGAGCATCACGCTCTTTGAAGTCCTGGTATTTCTTCTCCAGGTCTTCATTCATAGTAAGATCATACTCTTTGCAGATCTTACGCTGCTCTTCTTCAAGCACCATATCATTGAATACCAATGACATAGCACCACTGCGGATAGATTGAGGACACATACCCACACATAGCATGAACTTCTCAAACAGTTTGAAATACTGTTTGGCATTGAGATCAGCAGCAGGTGCAGTGATCAGGTAATGCTCTTCAGGGATAAAATCATCATCAGTCCAGGATGATGTACCATACGTGGGAGTGAACGTAGCATCAAATTTGAATTGAACTTCTGCTTCGTAGGTCATAAATCTGATTGACTATAAGAGTATTATACAATAAAAAAGCACCCCATGCAAGGAGTGCTGTGACGGTTGTGGAAGTGGTTTACTTAGAAAGTTTCTTAGCAACTTTACCTGCAACTTTACCTATAGCACGGGCAGCTTTTACTGCAATTGATTTTCTTTTATTGGTTGTGCTGGTTGACTCAGATTTTTTTGGTTCTTCTTTCTTTTTAGATTTTAATTTTGGATCTAAACCAAATGCTTGTGGTCTACCCTTGTAAGTATCACTTTTAGTTTGATTATCTCTAATTCTATCCATCGTTCTTGTGGTCTTCTGAGCCCTTGCATTCATTTTTGATCGTTCCTTAGGACTAGTAAATGTTTTATCGGACATAGTTTTATTCATTTTCATAATTCTACGAGCTCGTTTACTATTCAATTCATTTTGTCTTCCTTGAATCTGACTTCCAGATGCTTTATCTGCTCTGTCCATACCAGCAGAAAGTCTATCCTTTTCCCTTTGAATTTTTCTTGATACTTTTTTCTCTGGGAATGATTTGAATGCTTCATCAAGAATGAAATCTACATCATCTTCATCCAACTCTTCAGACATTAAGCAAAGTGCTTCTTCTAAAGTATCTACCAATTCCTCTTCAAAAATATAATCTAAAACAATATCAAAAATATCATAATCTCCACTCTCTTCATAAAGTTGCTCGCCCCTTTCCCTAGCCTTTCCTTGAAGTTCTTCAGCAAGTTGCTGCTGATTATAAACAACTTCTAAATATGCTTCTTGAAGGTTACGGAGTTCTTGTGAATTCATTTTTTTTTTAACTTCCATAGATTTATTTATAAAAAAGCACCCCATGCAAGGAGTGCTGTGACGGTTTAGAAGGTGGTCTGAAGGGACAGTCAGGACATCCTGCCCCACAACATCCATTAGATTTTTTCAAGATTTTCAACCAGTGTTTTGAGTTCTTGTAGGGTGGCATCGGACTTAATCCAATTTGCCCGTGATGATACTACCCATATATTATCTGGAGTATATCCTTCACCAGGAACTTTTTGGTCTAAGCTTGGATTTCTTGGGTCTCTCTTATTATTTGTAGATACTAATGGTATTCCAAGTAGAGGACAAGTTTCTGGTATTATAATGTCTTCTATAGAAATTGTAAAGGGTATTCCTTTTTTCTTTGCTCTGTGTTGGGCATTGTGATACATCTTATATCTACGATCGTCTTGTTTACGAGTTCCAGGTTCTTTCCTACTTCTTGGATTATTAGGAGAAACTTCTCTCAATCTTTCCAATCTCAAACATCCACAAGAAATTATTTTTCCAGATACAATATCGTGCCTTCTTGTTTTGGTGGTCTTTCCTCCACAAGAACAAGAACATTCACATAGAACATATTTTTTACAATGGGATTGATACTCCTTTTCAATCGTCAATCTATTAAAAGTTTGCCCAACTCTACTTTTCCTTACCATACCTTCATTCATAACTATTATTATTTATACATTTTAGTTTTTCTAAACGAAGGTATTATAGCATAAAAAAGAGACCCGAAGGTCTCTTGAATTACCGCAGGGTAATGTATTTTTATCACAAAGCATTGCCTCGTGGTAATACTTCCTCTGGCAGCACAAATCGCTCATGTGGTTGGTCTACTGGTGCCATCCAAGCACGAATGCCTTCGTTGAGCAGTATATTTTTTGAATAAAAGGTCTCAAATTCCGGATCTTCTGCTGCACGAATCTCCTGACTTACGAAATCATAAGCACGAAGGTTAAGAGCAAGACCGATAATACCAATGGATGAGGTCCAAAGACCCATAACAGGAACAAAGAGCATAAAGAAATGAAGCCACCTCTTGTTACTAAAAGCGATGCCGA